AGTGGCAGCAAACGGGCGGGTGAAATGTTTGTGATATGCCTGTGTCCGACCCATCACAGAAGTGGACGCAATAACCCCGAATATGTCAGCAGGCATCCGTGGCGGCGTGAGTTTGAGAAGCGTTACGGGACAGAGCAAGAATTGTTACAACAGACGGAGACAATGTTATGCCCCAAATCTCAGAAATGAAGAATGGTGAGATGTTACAAATGTTGTATTCAATGTGTTTATCTTTGTTACAAGCAACAGCGGAATTTGACTTTGAGTGTGATGAAACAGATATTGCAAAGGGTGTTTGTTTGCAGTTGTTGTTAGAGGATATGAAAATTACGATTGAGACAGGGCCGGAAATTAGGGCAGAAATTGATGAAACAAAAGCTAACGAGCAGGAGTCCCATTGAGACGCGCCGCAAAAGTCGATAGTAACCATGCCCTGATCGTCGAGCATTTTCGGGCGCGAGGTTGTTCGGTGCTGTCCCTAGCTGCAATGGGAAAGGGTGTGCCTGATCTGTTAGTGGCAAAGCAAGGTGTTACATGGCTGGTCGAGGTCAAGCAACCCAAAGGGAAACAAAACTTACTACAGGAAGATTGGGCTGAGAAGTGGACTGGTTGCTGGGCTGTGGTAAGGGATGAAGCCGGGGTCGAAAATCTAGTGCTAGTCATGCAGAACCAAGCTGCTAGAATGGCTGAGACAGATTTAAAGTTTTCTGATAGTGTGTAGCCTGTACCGCCTCCCCTCCTTCCGGCGGTCTATCGAGGTTGGTGTCACAGGCGCTATTCTGCCTCGATTTTTTTGGGTGAGTTATGGATAAAGATGTCGCCGACTTTGTTCTAGTGCTCCTGCACAGCGGGACGAATGCTCATCTCATGCACCTTGCCGCCGAAGGGCCGGGTAGCTATGCCAAGCATCAAGCACTTGGCGAATACTACAAAGAGATCATCGAAACTACCGATCAGTTTGCCGAGGCGTATCAGGGCAAGTATGGTCGCATCAAAGGCTACGGCGAGGATTACCACGTAGCGACAGACGCTATGCAATACATGACTGCTATGAAAGACTTTGTGGGCGAAGCCCGAGAGTTGTTGCCGCAAGATTCTGAACTGCAAAACATCGTTGACGAAATCGCTGATCTCATCAATACCACGTTGTATAAACTCACTCTGTCATAGGGGAATCACATGAAATACGGAACTTCCGCAAAAGCACCCGCAGGCGTTGCTAAAGCTGATGCAAGCGGCGAACGCAAAGAACCAATGCGCGGCGGTGTAGCGATGGGCAAAGAAGATGCTATCGGCGCAGATAAGAAGTTTGATACGGGTCGCACTGCTGGCGTTTGCTACACGCATTCGCGTACCGAATACAAGCAGAAGTAAGCGAATCCCTGAGACTCTTGACAGTCTCAGAGATTCTAACCACGCAATGAAGGAGCATTGAATGGCTGTATACAACTGTAGCACTTGCACGTACTTTTTGCCGGGCAATGAGGTGATGGGGCAATGCCGCCGTTATCCTCAAAGCTACAACAAACACCGCGTAGAGTGGTGTGGCGAATGGTGGGGGCATGAAGAAAAGCGCAAGCCGGGTCGCCCGCGTAAGGTCGAGCCGACGTTAGAGGTGGTTATATGAAATTCCGACCACTGCAAGACAAAATTCTAGTATTACCTGAAGCACGCATCAAGTCAGATGTGATTCAGGTGATGGATAACGAAGCCGACAGCCGTGGAACTGTAGTGGTTGTAGGTGATGGGCAAAAGTACGATAACGGCAAGCAAGACCCGATGCCGTTAAAGGTGGGAGATAAGGTGTTTTTCGGCACGTATGGGAAGTCTAGTGCCGACGATTACCTGCGTTATTCGGAATATTTTGAGGACGATGTGCGATACCTTTTGATGTCTTGGAAGGATGTTGCGTTTGTAGAAGAAACTTAACGAAAGGAATTAACATGAGCAATTCCGTTGCTACTGGTGTGGCTTACTCCGATCCCGAATTCACGACTTGCTATGTTTCGCAAGAGTTTGGCTATGCTCCTGTCGCACAGGGCACTGTTACTCAGGCAACCGACAAAAGCACTGGCGTTACGCTGAACAAGTCTGCCGGTCGCATCACGATGAACAACGCTGCGCTGGCTGGTTCTACGGCTGTGTCGTTCATTCTGACGAACAGCACCATTTCCATCAATGACACCATCGTCGTTTGCGTTTCTAGTAACACCACTGGTAGCGCTTTGGGTGCTTACACCACTTACGTTTCGTACTTGGCTGCTGGTTCGGCTCTTATCACGCTGCGTAACCTGACCGCCTCGACTTCGTACAGCGAAGCAGTCATCATCAATTATTCGATTATTCACGGCGCAAGCTAATGCTGAAAAAGTCCACCAGCAAAGCTGCTTTGCAGAAAAACATCAAGACGGAGATTGCCGCTGGCAAGCCGCCCAAGCAGGCGGTAGCGATTGCTTACTCCGTTAAGAAAGCAGCAAAGAAAAAATGACCGCCGCGTGGACTAAGAAAGCTGGCAAAAACCCTGCTGGCGGGCTGAATGCAAAGGGGCGGGCGAGTTATCACGCTGAGACTGGGCAGACGCTAAAGCCTCCCGTCAAAGCTGGCGATAACCCGCGTCGCGCGTCGTTCCTTGCAAGGATGGGCAATATGCCCGGCCCGATGGAAAAGCAGGGCAAGCCGACTCGACTGGCGCTGGCTCTGACTGCATGGGGCGCGTCTAGCAAGGAAGATGCAAAAGCTAAAGCTAAAGCCATCTCGAAACGTAATAAAACTTAATCATGCCAAGAATTGCTGATGCCTTAAGTCCGAGACAGTACGAAGGCACGCCGGCGTCGGAGATGGCAACGGCAGCGCCGCCGACTTATGCACAGCAGGCAGCAAGGATTCCGGGGCGCGTTATGGATGCGCTTCGGGCGTTGGGAGCAGGGCAGACTTATGGCACTGCCGAGCCGACGAACTCAATCTCAGACTTAGCCCGCGCTAGGCTAGGGCGTGGGTCGGTCTTTGGCGTGCCGGAAGATGTGCAGCAAAGAAATGTTGATAGGGCAATGGAAGCCGCATCAATAGCTGCGCCGATAAAACGCGCAATCATTGCTCCTGAACAATTCGCACAGATGGCGACCAAAGGCAAAATTAATGTTGCAAGGTCACAAGAACAAGAATTAGCCGACTTACTAGCGGGCAAAACAAATTTTGCTGAAGCAAGGTTAAATTGGGATATGCCCGAAACTTATGATCTTGCAGACAAATTAGCAAAACAAGGATTGCAATCAAAAGTTGATGCTAGAGGTGTAACAAGATTTTATAAGAATCCCGAAGATTTAAAAGCAATAGAAAGCGCCAAAAATCCTACGAGTTTTGGCAAAGCCTACGGATATTCTGACAACGATATAGCGGCTTTTTATCTTGCAAGGCGACAAGGTAACAAAGATTTAGCTTACAAAGAATTTCTCGAAGATCAAGCAACAAAGATCAAAGATTTAGCCAAAACTAAGTGACGATTATTGTCAACAAAACTTAATTAGATCAAGACTATGGAAATTGAAACAAAAGGACGTGGAGCGCCAGTAGGCAATCAGAATGCTGCAAGGCAGAGATTGTTCTACGACAAGCTACGCAAAATCCTCATTCAAGAGCCGCATAGACTCCATTCCATCGCTGAGAAGCTGATTTCTGAGGCTGAAAACGGCGAATCTTGGGCGATTAAGGAGATCATCGACCGAGTGGACGGCAAGGCTCTGCAAGCGCTTGAGAATGCAGACGGCTCGCCTTTGCTGTCCGGCATCGTGGTTTCGTTCGTCAAGCCCGAATGACCGACGTAGCCGAGGCTATTAGCAAGGCACAGTTCCCGGCAAAGCTGGAGTGCCTGTTCAAGCCTGAGAAGTCCCGTTACCGCATCCTGTGGGGTGGTCGAGGCGGTGCTAAGAGTTGGGGCATAGCGAGGGCGCTGCTGATCCTTGGGGCTAGAAAACCGCTGCGTATCCTGTGTGCTCGCGAGTTTCAGACCAGCTTGAAGGATTCTGTCCACAAGCTGCTGTGTGACCAAATCGAGAGCCTTGGACTCATGGGGTTCTACGAAATCACCCAAGCCAGTATTCGGGCGCAGAACGGCACAGAGTTCTTCTTCTCCGGCTTAAAGAACAATGTAACAAACATTAAGTCGTTTGAAGGTGTGGATATCTGCTGGGTTGAGGAAGCCGCCAACGTCAGCAAGTTAAGCTGGAACGTCTTGATCCCGACCATCCGCAAGGAAGGCAGCGAGATATGGATTAGCTTTAACCCTGAGTTAGAGACAGACGAGACTTATCAGCGTTTTGTAGTCAAACCGCCGAACGACTCGATAGTCACTAAGATCAACTGGTCAGACAATCCGTGGTTTCCCGAAACCCTAAACCTTGAGCGCGAATCCCTCAAGAATCGGGACACGGATTCCTATAACACCGTGTGGGAAGGTGTCTGTAGGCAGACGGTAGACGGGGCGATCTTTGCCCGCGAGATGCAAATGGCTGAACTCCAGCAGCGCATCACAAATGTTGTCTACGATCCCGCCAAGCCTGTTCATGCGGTGTTTGATCTTGGCTGGTCGGATAGCACAGCGATATGGTTCTTGCAGTACGTGGGAATGGAAACCCGTCTGCTGCGTTATTTTGAAGATAGTCAGCAAACCATTAGCTATTACCTAGCCAAGATGCAGACGTTCGGCTATGTGTACGACACGCTGTGGCTACCGCATGACGCTGAAAACAAAACTTTAGCCGCTAACGGTAAGAGCATCGAGGAGATAGTCCGAGGCGCAGGGTACAAGACACAAATCTTACCGCGTGTCCCGATTGTGGACAGCATCAACGCTGCCCGGACGATCTTCCCTGCCTGTTGGTTTGACCGCGAGAACACCAAGGAAGGCATCGACTGCTTGCGGCACTATCGCTACGAAGTCGATCCGAACACCGGGCAGTTTAGTAAACAACCGTTACACGATCATTACTCACACGGCGCGGATGCCTTTAGATACATCGCGTTGATGGTCAAAGAGCCGCGCCGCGCAAAGCCGCAGCAAAATACCTTTGTTGTAGGCGCGAACTGGATGGGATAGACTAAGCCATGCCTTATCAAGAAGATGACCCAAGAATAGATGCCGCGATGAAGTTTTTGCGGTTGGCCTCTGATGCCGATTCAAACAATCGGATGGAGGCTCTTGAAGATTTGAAGTTTGCAGCAGGCGACCAATGGCCTGTTGAAATTCAGAACAGTCGCAACCTTGAAGCGCGACCTTGCCTGACGATTAACAAAGTCGACAGCTATGTGCGGCAGGTTACAAACCAGCAGCGGCAGCAACGCCCACGCATCAAGGTTCATCCCGTCAACAACGAAGCTGACCTAAAGATAGCCAAGACGTTAGAAGGCATCACGCGGCATATCGAGGTCAACTCTAATGCTGATACTGCCTATGACAACGCTTTCGATTACGCTGTGCGTATGGGATGGGGTTACTGGCGAGTAGAGACTGATTACGTGCGGGAAGATTCGTTCGATCAGGAAATCTATATTCGTCCGATCCATAACCCGTTTACCGTTTACTTTGATCCGAACTCTGTCGAGCCGGATGGTTCAGATGCCGAGCAATGCTTGGTAACTGAGGTCATTCCTAAAGCAACGTTCCGCGAGATGTATCCTGATGCCGATGACGGATCGGGCTTCACTTTGCGTGCTACGGGCGATTCGAGTGCTGAATGGGTAATGAAGGAAGATATCCGCATCGCGGAATACTTCCACACAGAGCGCAAGGCAACGACGCTAGTCCTACTCTCTGATGGCACGAAGCTATACAAAGAGGACTTGCCCGATGCCGACATGATGTTGGCTGCGGGCGTGACTATCATCAGTGAGCGCAAGACCTATAAAAAGGTCATCAAGTGGTGCAAAGTCACTTCGATGCAAGTGCTTGAGGAAGGCGAGTGGATTGGTAGTTACATCCCCGTTATTCCGGTGTACGGCGCACAACTAACCGTCGAGGACAAGCGCAAAAAGTTTGGCCTAGTCCGTCATGCTAAAGACCCGCAGCGGATGTATAACTTTTGGCGCACCAGTCAGACTGAAAGCATCGCCCTTGCACCCAAAGCGAAGTGGCTGTTGGCTGAAGGGCAAGACGAAGGTCACGAGAACGAGTGGGCGCAGGCGAACATCAAGTCAGCACCAGTCTTGCGTTACAAGCAAACCGACATTGAAGGCCGCGTAGCACCGCAACCGACCCGACTGCAACCCGAAGCGCCGCCGCAAGGCATCATGGAAGCAGCATCGTCGATCAACAACGATCTGCAAGCGGTGTTAGGCATCTTTGATCCGAACCAAATGCCGTCGGGCAATATTTCCGGCAAAGCATTGAACGGTCAGCAGCAGCAGATCGATCTGTCGAACTATCATTTCTACGACAACTTGACCCGTTCGATCAAGCACACCGGCAAGATCATTCTCGACCTGATCCCGAAGATTTACGATGCAGAGCGCGTCATGCGGATCATTGGCGATGATGGTCAGCCGGACATGGTGACGATCAACCAGCGTGACGCTGTGGGCGCAATCCTCAACGATGTGACTGTGGGTGAATACGACATTGTTATGGATACCGGGCCGGGCTATCAGTCCAAGCGCATCCAAGCAGTCGAGGCAATGATGCCGCTGATGGCAAAAGATGAACTGTTTAAGATTGCTGGCGACCTAGTTTTTAGGAATATGGACTTCCCCGGCGCAGACATTATTGCCGACCGACTGGCAGCGTCTAACCCGCTGGCGCAGATTGACGATAAAAGCCCGATCCCGCCGCAGGTGCAGATGCAACTGGCGCAGAGCAAACAGGTCATTGAGCAGATGCAGCAGCAGATGCAAGCGATGCAGCTTGAGATCAACAACCGTGGTCAGGTTGCCCAAATCCGTGAGGAAGGCGCTAACAAACGCAAGTTGATGGAAGTGACTAGCAAGGCGCATAACACCGAAACGATGGCTGAAGTGAAGGTAAACGATCAAAACACCCGATCCATTACCAGTCAGAACAAAACAGAGATTGATGCCATTGTGCAACTGTTGTTACATCACATGGATACAAGCAGGCTGACGGCAGAGATTGATCGTCGGAATATGGAACAGAACCAATACGCTGCAATGGCGGCGCAAGACATTTCGCATCAGGGTAGTCCATTCTTGCAGCAATGATTTTCTAGGAGTATATTTTTAATCTACCGTTGGACTCAACGGGTCAAAACCTTGAGGAAACTCATGTCTGAAGTGCAAGAGTCTAAACAGGCTCAAAATGTTGTAACAAGTGAAAATTTAGCCGAATTTAACCAAACGCACCTACGTCTAGCTCCCGAAGAACCTGTTGAGGCGACTGAAGAAGTCGAGCCGACCGAATCCGAGGATGAGAGTGGACAGGAAGCAGTTAACGAGGCAACTGAACCGGAAAAGAAACAGAATCCGAAACTCGAAAAACGTTTCTCGGAACTGACCAAGCAACGCGAACTAGCCCGGCAAGAAGCCGCAAAGGAACGTGAAGCAAGGACAGCACTAGAAGCGCGGTTAAGGGAACTTGAAGATAGGGTCACGCCTAGAGCCGATCCGATTGAAGAAGAACCGAAGCCGGAGCAATTTACCGATGCCTTTGAGTATGCAAAAGCATTGGCAGATTACTCAGCAGAAAATGCGTTAAAGAAGCGAGATCAGCAAGAAGCAGAGCGCCGCGTACAGGAAGAACGTCAAAAGGTCATCACGACTTGGAACGAACGACTGGAAACAGCGAAAGCTGAAATGCCTGATTTTGAGGACATGGTAGCCAGCAGTGAAGTCGCAGTAAGCGATCAAGTGCGAGATGCCATCCTTGAAAGTGACATAGGGCCAAAAATCCTATATCACCTTGCTGAGAATCCCGAAATTGGGGAGAAGTTGGCGAAGCTGTCAACGATTAATGCGCTGCGCGAGATTGGGAGGCTGGAGGCGAAGCTGGAAACGCCTACCGGGGCAGCTAAACCTGTGTCGGTGTCTAAAGCACCTGCACCGATTAAACCGATCAAGGCGATGGGATCAACATTGGACAACAAGCTAGACAGTAACGGGGAATTCCACGGTACTTATGCCCAATGGCGAGCCGCACGCAAGGCCGGAAAAATCCGCTGATTCCATTCTCATTTTTAAGGACACATCATGTCGAATAATTTATTGACTATTTCAAAAATTACCAATGAAGCTCTTATGGTTTTGGAAAACGAACTCACCTTCACGGGTGAAGTTGACCGTAACTATGACGATCAGTTCGCCGTTGTTGGCGCGAAGATTGGTAATACCGTTAACGTTCGCCGTCCGGGGCGTTTCATTGGTACGACCGGCCCTGCCCTAAACGTTGAAGATTTCAACGAAACCAGCGTGCCTGTCACCCTGTCGACCCAGTTCCACGTCGATACCCAGTTCACCACGCAAGACTTGGCGCTGTCGCTAGATATGTTCTCGGATCGTGTGCTCAAGCCCGCGATTGCTGCGATTGCCAACAAGATTGACCGCGATGGTTTGGTCATGGCTAAGAACAATACCGCGAACATCGTCGGTACTGCCGGAACTCCTCCGACTGGCCTGATTACCTACCTGACTGGCGCTGCGTACCTCGACAGCGAAGGCGCACCGCGTGACGGTCGTCGTTCGTGCATCGTTGAGCCGTTCACCTCCGCGACCATCGTGGACAGCCTTAAAGGTCTGTTCATGCCGTCGGCTAAAATCACTTCTCAGTATGAGAAGGGTTTGATGGGAACTGACTCTGCCGGTATGAAGTGGAAGATGGATCAGAACGTGGTCAATCAGACGTTCGGTTCGTACTCTACCGCGACTTTGGCTTGCGCTACCACGACCGCTACTGGCTTCCTGACGAGTGGCTGGGCTTCGACCTCGACCATCGCCCTGACCGCTACGACCGCGACTGCTGGTCTTAAGCAAGGCGACGTGATTCAAATCGCTAACGTCTTTGCTGTGAACCCGCAGAACCGTCAAGCCTACGGATCGAACAAGCTGCGTAACTTCGTGGTGACTGCCGATGTGACTGTCTCTACCAGCGGCACGACCTCTGTGATTGTTTCCCCGGCTGTGATTACTGCTGGTCAGTTCCAAAACGTGAACCTTGCTGCTACCTCGGCGACCGCTGTCGTTACCCCGTTCAACAATACCGGCGTAGTCTCGCCGCAGAACATCATCATGCACCGCAATGCCTTCACGGTTGCGATGGCTGATCTTGAACTGCCCGAGGGCGTGCATTTCGCTGGTCGTGCAAGCGACAAAGAACTGGGCATGAGCATCCGCGTTGTCCGTCAATACACCATCAACAACGACTCGATTCCGACTCGTCTTGATGTGCTGTATGGCTGGGCCCCGCTGTACCCGGAACTCGCCTGCCGCGTCGCAGCTTAATAACTCACACAGAAAAGGAAACGACAAATGTCTAATCCCGGCCCAGCATCAGCAACTACTATTCACCCGTCGAATTTGGCGACCAATCAGGCGATTCGTCTGCTTGCCTTTGCGAGTGCAGTACCGATCTCGCAAACCGGCGATGCAAGCGTCACCCTGCCGCTGAATAACACGACCTCCTACTGCGTGCAGAACGTTGCCATCACCAACGCTAACAAAGACGTTAGCAGCGGCGCACTGGCGATTTGGACTGCACCGGCAGGTACGGGTACTGAAATCGTTACTAACGCTACGCTAACCAGCAATACCAGCGCTTCGTATGTAACTAACTCAACCGTGGTGGCTGGCACTAAAGCGACCCAACTGTCTGCACAGACTCTGTATGTCCGAGTTGGTACGGCAGTGGCAGGTGGAACTGTCGATGTGTTTGTCTACGGTTTCGACTTCGGTGAGTTCTAATCAGTAACGAAGAAAAGGGAAAGCCGCTTCCATTAGGGGCGGCTTTTCTTCTTTAGAAAGGTCGAAAAATGGTTAACACCTCAGTTATTCGGGTCAGCGGTAAGACGTATGCGCTAGACCTTACTACCTCGGCGAGTTCAGCCTTGCTAGTCGATGCAACGACGAACGATCAAACAAACTATGTTCAACTGCTTAATACCGGAACTGGTATCGCGGCTGTTGAATTGTCGAACAGCAGCACCGTAGCGACTCCGGCAATTCCTTCAACCGGCAATGGCAGCACCAGCTACATTCTGCCCGCAGCTATGAATTATCCGGTCATTATCGCAGCACCGAAAGCGCCGTTTTATCTCAAGGCTATTAGTTCCGGCACAAATACGCTCTACATTGCCGCCGCCCAAGCCGACTAAGGGGCTGTCATGTCTCAAATACTGCAAAACGAAACAGCAAGCACGCAGACGATAAACATCGTCCCAGTGCAGGGGATATTCACAGATACGCAAGGGTTTGTGACGTTTGTTGGGCCTGCTGGCACGTACTTCACCGTTGGTGCTAGTGGCGCTGCGTCTATTACTAGCGGCACGATTAACGGCGCAACGATTGGCGCTACAGTTCCCTCGACCGGCGTATTTACGAATATCGCTACCACGACGGGAACGATCTCGACCACGCCTGCAACGGGAAATGACATAGTCAATAAAAGCTATGTTGATGCGTTGGTGACGGGTCTTGACGTTAAGGGTTCGTGTATTGCTGGAACGACTGTCAACATCACGTTGTCAGGTACGCAAACGATTGATGGCATTGCGTTGATTGCTGGCGATAGGTGTCTAGTTAAGAACCAAAGCACTGCGTCAGAAAACGGCATCTATGTTGTGGCAAGTGGTGCGTGGACACGCTCGACCGATATGGATACGTGGTCGGAAGTCCCCGGCGCGTTTACGTTCATAGAGCAAGGCAGCAGTCAAGGCGATACGGGGTGGGTTTGTACGGCTAACGCGGGTGGAACTATCGGTGTCACCGCGATGAACTGGTCGCAGTTCTCAGGCGGTGCGTCGTATACCGCAGGGACTGGCCTTACGCTTGTCGGTTCAGCTTTTACTCTTGCTAACCCTGTTGCTGTGAACCTTGGTGGCACGGCGGGAACTGCTACCCCGACAGCGGGTGCGGTGGCTTACGGTAGCGGTACTGCGTATGCGTTTACCGCTGCGGGTACTTCGGGGCAATTCCTAAAATCTGCCGGTGCTGGCACGCCAGTATGGGATACACCAACGTCTGCGATCACGATCACCGATGACACGACGACCAATGCTTCGCGCTATCTGCTGTTTACGAGCGCCACTAGCGGCACGATCTCGGCTGAGAACACCAGTTCCACGCGGTTAAGTTTCAATCCTTCGACCGGCTATTTGACTGTTACAGGACTGACTAGCCCAATCATCAACAACCCGACGGTGACGAACTACGTCGAAAGCGTTGTCGCCATTGGTACGGTAACGACTACGAACACGCTGTCACTGACTAACGGTACGGTTCAGACTGCAACCCTGACGGCTTCGACGGCTTGCACGTTCACGATGCCGACTGCGACTGCTGGCAAGTCTTTTGTGCTGTTGCTAAAGCAAGCTGCATCTACAGGCAACGGCACTGCGACGTTTACTAGCGTGAAATGGGGCACAAGCGGTGCGCCTACGATTACCGCAACTGCGGGCAAGATGGACATTCTGACGTTTATCAGCGATGGAACGAACTGGTACGGTTCGATTGCACAGGGATATACACCGTAATGTTTGCCGCCAAAAACTTTTTTCTGACGGGCGGCGCTGGCATCACTGCTGACTACCTTGTTGTCGCGGGTGGCGGTGGTGGTGGATCGGGCGGTGGCGGCGGCGGGGCAGGTGGCTACCGCACCGCTTCGGGATTTGCTTTAATTTTAGACACAAGCTACACAGTAACCGTCGGCGCAGGTGGCAACGGCGGGGCAGGTGGGTCATACAATAATGGGACGACAGGCAGCAATTCAGTTTTCAGCACGATTACTTCTGCCGGTGGCGGCGGCGGTGGCAGCGGAACTGCTGTTGCAGGATTGTCCGGCGGTTCGGGCGGTGGCGGCGCAGGATTATTTGACCCAACCGGCGGTACGGGAGGCGCAGGAAATACTCCAAGCACATCTCCCGTCCAAGGCTACAGTGGCGGCAACGCAAGCGGTTCGCCTTCGTACTACGGCGGCGGCGGCGGCGGCGGTTCGGGCGGCATAGGGGCTAATGGTTCGGGCGCAGGGAGTGGCGGCGGCGGCATAGCCACATCCAATTCCATTTCCGGTTCGGCAATTTATTACGCGGGCGGTGGTGGCGCAGGATCATATAGCGGCGGTTCAACAGGTCTTGGTGGAAGCACATCAGTAACCGCAGAAAAAGGTGGCGCAACCGACGGGAATACTTCAGGCGGTGCAGCGTCCAACGCAACCGCAAACACGGGCGGTGGTGCGGGCGGCGGCGGGTGGTCAGGAGGAAGCGCGAAAGCAGGTGGAAATGGCGGTTCGGGTATTGTCATCATCAAAGTACCATCGAATGTCTATGCTGTGTTTTCATCCGGCGTTACAGCTACTTCGTCTACATCGGGCGGCTATAACATTTTTACCGTTACAGCTACAAGCACCGGCAGCGAAACGGTTACATTTATAAACACGCTTCCGTTGGAATATCTTGTTGTTGCTGGCGGCGGTGGCGGGGGCGGGTATCTTGGAGGTGGCGGCGCAGGTGGTTTCCGCACTAATACATTATTGTCATTTGCTGCCGGAGCAAACTATACGGTCACAGTTGGCGCTGGTGGAGCAGGCAGCACAGGCAGCAGTGCAAATCAAGGCACTAACGGCTCTGACTCCGTGTTTTCGACTATTACGTCGGCTGGTGGAGGGGGCGGGGGTGGCGATACCACAACGGCTGGAAAAGCAGGTGGATCGGGCGGCGGCGGCGGTTCGGGCGGTGGGTCGGGAGCAGCAGGCGCAGGAAACACGCCATCGACCTCTCCAAGCCAAGGCAGTAACGGTGGAACAGGCTTAATTACTGGAACGGGCGGCGGTGGCGGTGGCGCAAGTGCTGTTGGTGTAGATGCTACGTTAACCGTAGGCGGCAACGGCGGCGCGGGAACTGCAAGCAGTATTAGCGGCTCTAGTGTCACCTATGCCGGTGGCGGCGGGGGTGGCACTGATACAAACACCACTAAAGGAACGGGCGGCGCAGGCGGGGGCGGGGATGGCGCAAAAGGCGGCGCAGGCCCAACTAATGCAACCGCAGGAACTGCGAACACGGGCGGCGGCGGTGGCGGTGGAAACAATAACAGCACTTATGGCACAAGAGCAGGTGGTTCGGGTGTAGTTATCCTCAAGATTCCTAGCACTTACACCGCAACTTTCTCCGGTGGCGTGACGCAAACTTCTGTCACTAGCGGCGGGTTCAAGATTTATACTGTGACCGCTACATCGACAACTGGCGAAACCGTATCGTTTGCTTAAGGAAAATCATGGCGCATTTTGCAAAACTTGACTCAAACAATGTCGTAACTTTCGTTACCGTAGGTCGTGACGAAGATGACGGCAAAGAGGCAGAACTGACTGCTCGTACCGGCGATGTTTATAAACAGACTTCTTACAATACTCGCGGCGGAGTTCACGAAAATGGTGGCACGCCTTTCCGCAAGAATTACGCGGGCATTGGCTACGTCTACGACGCGCAGCGAGATGCTTTCATTGCTCCTAAACCCTATCCATCATGGGTTCTAAATGAAGATTCCTGCATTTGGTATGCGCCGATTGCAAAACCTGACGGAAATTATTTGTGGGATGAGGCTACAACTTCATGGGTGCAAGCATGAAACTCATCAAGCTGACGAATGCAACCAAAGGTCGTATTGGTGAGAATCTGATTATAAATACCGAAATGATTATGTCTTTCTTTGAGAACACTCAGGAAGATGGTACAAAAGTTTCCGTAGCCTTTGGAATGAACGGCAACTCGTGGGAAGTCCAAGAAACTATTGATGAAATTATGAGCGCGATTGATGGTTAACTTGCAATGGCAGATTCTTAGTGTCGAGGAAACCGACGGCGTTATCACTAGCGCCCATTACCGGGTGACGGCTAGGGGCTATGAACAGGTGGTGCAAAGCGAAGGACACTGGAAGTTTCCCGATCCAATGGCAAATCTTCCCTATCATAAAGTGCGGCAAACAGATATCATTTCGTGGATCGAACAAGGCTCAAAAGGCGCAATCAGCAGCAACCTAGAAAGCCAGCTTTTAGCGTTGAATAAAGAAAAACCTGTGCTGCCGTGGCTAAAGACTGCTTTCACGCCGTTTAAGGACTGAAAATGGCTCAACCGATTGACATTATTAGTCGCGCCTTGAAAGACATAGGTGCGCTAGAAGCGGGCGAAACGCCAACAGCGGATGCCGCGCAGGACGCATTCGATATGCTCAATGACCTAGTGGATCAATGGTCAAACGAGCAGATGATGGTTTTTTACAAGACCGAGATCATTTTTCCTGTAGTGCAGAATCAAATCCAATACACCATCGGGCCGGGTGGTCAGATTGGCGCGACGTTCATTGGCTCAATCTCAGGGACTACTCTAACGATCACATCTATATCTGCCGGTGCGGTGGCTATTGGGCAGACTCTGAGTGGTACAGGGGTTACGGCGGGAACAACCATCACAGGTTTTAATTCGGGCGCAGGCGGCAACATCAACGAGGCTGGTACGTATACAGTCAATGTCTCGCAGACTGTCTCCAGCACCACGCTATCGGCTTACTATCAGCGCCCTCTAGCGATCAATTCTGCTTTCGTCCGTGTCACTACCACTAGCAACGGTGTGCCCATTTATAACGGTGGACTTGACTATCCTGTGGGCGTTTTGAACGTCGAAGAATACGAGCAAATTGGGCTGAAAAGCCTTAACGGGCCGTGGCCTAAAGCCCTTTACTATATGCCCGGTGAGCAGCTAGGCACGATCTATGTATGGCCGAACCCTGCACAGGGCGAAATGCACCTGTTTGCGGATACGGTGTTTGCTCGCTATCAAACGATGTATGACTCTATCGCGTTGCCGCAAGGCTACAGCATGGCGCTGCGGTGGAATCTTGCCGAGAGGCTTATGCCGATGTATGGCAAAGCCAGCACCACGCAAATCACGATGATTAACGCTTATGCCGCGCAAGGCAAAGCGACGATCAAACGCACGAATATGCGACCGACCCAAGCTGCTAGATACCCCGATTCCCTGTTGGTGGGCAAGATGAAGGATGCGGGCTGGATTCTTAGCGGCGGGTTTATGAGGTAAGAAATGCCGGATTTCGGATTTGTAGGGGCTAGTTACGAAGCGCCTAGCATCTATCAGGATGCACAGGAGTGCATTAACTGGTATCCCGAAGTAGACCCAACTAAACAGCCGGGTGAGCGCGGTGTAGTCGCTCTATACCCTACGCCGGGGCTAGTCTCGCAAATTGTGCTGCGAAACCAGCAAGAAGTTAGGGGTATGCGTACCCTGTCAGGCGGCTCAATCCTGTTAGCGGTATGTGGCCCTTATGTCTACTCGATGGATTCGACCTATGTCCCGACAATTATTGGGCAGCTTAATTCGTCCTCCGGTCGTGTCGGCATTACTGACAACGGGCTGAATGCGTACATCGTAGACGGGTCTTATCGCTACACGTGGAGAATTTCAACGCCACTAGGCGCACAGTTTGTAGGATCAGTCTCAGGAACAACCTTAACCGTCACCCTGATGAACAGCGGAACGATTACGACGGGTCAGCAACTTTTCGGGGTAGGTGTAACTGCGGAAACCGTAATTACAGCGCTAGGCACAGGTTCGGGCGGGGTGGGTACGTACACCATCAATATCTCGCAGACTGTTGCGTCTGCAACCATGAACTCGGCGGCTGTGGCCTCTGTGATGACTGCCTCTATTGGCAGCGGTGTTCAGTCGTTTGCCGTCACTAATGGCGGGGCTAACTACATCAGCCCGATCATTACGTTTAACACGCCATCGGGCGGCGTTGCAGCAACGGGAACAGTAACGCAGGTGGCAGGCGTTGTCACTGCGGTAACAATCACTAACCCCGGCACTGGCTACAGCACGACCGCAACGTTTACGATTGCCGACACGCTAGGCGGTACTGGTGCATCCGCGACCGGAACGGTCACAATGGCTAACTACTCGCTGAATGTCACAGCGACTTCGGGAACGTTGTACCCCGGTCAGACAGTCCAAGGCGCAAGCATTACTGCAAACACCATCATCACCGCCCTCGGTACGGGTACGGGTGGAACGGGTACATACAGCGTCAGCCCATCGCAGACGATCTCTAGTCAGACTATGTACGCGTTGAACTTCACGGTTCTGCCTACAACGGATGGCGCATTCTCAGGTGCAACGTCGGTGGACGTAGTAGACAACTACATTATTTACAACCGACCTAACACGCAGCAGTTTGGTTCTACGTCTGCACTATCGCCATTTTCGCCAGCTTTATCTTTTGCAAGCAAAGACGGATCGCCTGACAACTTGATGGCGATCATGGTGGATCGTAGAGAAGTCTATTTGCTTGGTGAAGTCTCTAGCGAAGTGTGGATTGATGCTGGAACTTTTCCGTTCCCGTTTCAACGTATACCGGGAACGTCTACGCAACATGGCATAGCAGCTAAATTCTCTATTGCTAGGCTTGGCAATTCGTTCGCGTACATCTCAAAAAATAACCGTGGCGATGCGGTCATTGTGCAGATGAATGGTTACGTTCCGCAGCGGATCAGCACGCACGCAGTTGAGAATTCGCTAGAAGGTCAAGTCATCACTGATGCTATTGCGTGGTCATATCAGCTAGAAGGCCACGAAGTCTATGTAATTTCGTTCCCGACTTTGCAACTTACATGGGCTTACGATCTAACAACCGGACTATGGTTCAAGTGGTTGTATTGCACGAATGAGAACCAATACCAAAGACACCGAGGGAATTGCTCTGCATTCTTTCAAGGCTTTACGCTTGTCGGTGACTATGACAACGGCAAAATTTACGCATTGAAGAATGACATTTTTACTGATGACGGTCAGCAAGTGCGTCGCTTACGACGATGCCCGCATCTAGTTTCAGACTTCCAGCGCCAGTTTTTTGACGAGTTGCAGATTCAATTCCAACCCGGTGTCGGTGCATCTACAGGTCAAGGAGACGATCCGCAAGCGATGCTGAGATGGTCTAACGACGGTGGTTCTACTTGGTCAAACGAACACTGGACAAGCATAGGTCAGATCGGTAAATACAAGAATCGTGCGATATGGCGGCGACTTGGTACTGCGCGAGATCGTATCTATGAAGTCGTGGTAACCGATCCCGTCAAGTGCGTGATTGTGTCGGCAAACCTTAAAGCGTCATCAGGGGATAGCTAATGCTTCCAACGTCACAAACACAGCCTTACCCGCAGTCGGAATTCCTCGATAAAACGACGAATCGCCCGACACGGACATGGCAGCAATTCTTTATCAACCTGCTGAACTTTTCTAGTTCGACGAGTGCAACAGCGGGTAACTACGTATTGCCTAGCAAACCTGCGGGCTTTATGAATGTCACGGTTAACGGTCAGCAGTTCAAAGTGCCGTATTACAACCAATGAGCGATCAGGAACAAGCGCAACGCATGATTTACGAATCGGTAAAGAGCCGATTAACAATGAGTTTTGAGCAGTTCTCGCAGGTGTTGAATGAATGGGAAATTACTCCGCTAAAGCATAAGCAACAAGTTATTGGCGGGGTAATGAGAAAAGAAAACGAATTACATATTGGTTATGGCGAGAAGCCAAGAGCAACGATTAGGAAGCATCTGAAGGAAACGATAGGTCTAGTCCTTCAGCAATACGGTTATGCGGTGACTGTGGTCAATGCAGCAAACGTGCAGGGATTGAAGTTTTGCGAGCGCTTGGGGTTTGTTGTAACCCGCAAGGAAAACGACAACCTTTATCTACAATGCGATAGGTGCAACTATGTTTAATAAAATTTATCTGAGCCGGGCGCAAAGCCGCGCATATTCGTATGAGTTTGGCGTAGGCGACCCTACGGGTGGCCCTGCATACGGCGAGCGCCGCGATCCTGTTTCTGCGGTAGTGTCAACGGTTGGCAACTTGATCGGCGCAAATGAGCAAGCTAAAGCTGCAAAACAAGCAGCGCAGATGCAAGCGGATGCTGCTGCTAATGCACAACGCATACAGCAAGAACAATTTGATCGTATCAACGAGCAACAACGCCCGCAACGTGAATTAGGCTACAAAGGTGTTAGTCAGATTTCAGACATGATGCCGTATCTGACAAAACAGTTTGGTGCTCAAGATTTGCAAGCAGGACTAGCGCCTAACTATGACTTCATGCTTAGTCAGGGGCAAGGTCTTAATGCGGCAAAAGCAAATCAAGCTGGCGGGATGATTGGCGGCAATGCTTTGCAAGGTCTTAATCAGTTCACGCAAGACTATGCACAGAATGCCTATCAAAATGCGTTTAACAACTATCAAACCGGACAGACAAACATTTATAACCGTCTTGCAAGTATTGCAGGAATTGGACAGACGGCACAAGGTGCGGTTAATGCAGCAGGTTCTAACCTAGCAAACAACTTGTCGAGTCTTGGTGTAGGTAGCGCAGCAGCAACAGGCGCAGGAAATATCGGCGCAGCTAATGCTTACGGCAACGCACTGACCAATGCTGGAAACACCTATATGCTGTCGTCGATGTTGAACAGACCAGCCGTTACGCCGCAAGGACAGGTATTTACTAGCCAAAGTGTTAATCCGTCAGACATTTATGGCACTGGTCAAATGGGACAAGTTCCAAGAGAAGTAACAGACTTTAGTCTCGGTTAAGGATAAATCATGGCAGATTTTGGATTTAATACAAACATTCCTCTAGGCGCACAAGTGCCGAGGACTAGCCTGTCTGACATGGTTAACATGGCTTCGGGCATTACAAACCTACAGCAAGCGCAACAACTGCAACCTGTGCAACTTGAGGCGGCGCGTCTACAGCTTCAGCAAGCGCAGCAGATGAATCCTTTGCTGCTGCGATCGCAAACAGCCGAAACAAATGTAGCTGAAAGCACCGCACGTCCAAGAATTACGCAAGCAGAACAAGCGGCAGACACGGCAAGAATTGCAACGCAAAAAGCGCAATTAGGATTAGATGACGCGCAAGCACAGATTGCTTACTCGCAAGGCGGCGCATTGCTTGGCGACAAACGCATTCATAGTGCAGCAGATAACCCTGCGGATGCGTTTGAAGCAATAGCAGATGCACGCGACAGAATGATCTTAAACGGCGTGCCTAGAGCAAAAGCCGAAGCTATTGTAGCGCCGTTTATGACGCAAGTTACAAGAAGCCCGCAGACGCTAGTGCAAAGTTTGACGAATGCAATTAACGCTGCATCGGGTGCTACTGCAATATCGGAAAAAGTAAACCGCGCACCGACACAAGTTGGAACAGGTCAAACAACCGAACTAATCCCAACGTCTCCTCTGCAACTTGGACAACCGCGACAAAGCGTTGGAATGGAATTGCCGCCAACTACAGAACTTACTGCGGTCGAAGGCAACCCATATGGTTTGCCGCCCGGCACTAGGTATTTGCTAGGCCCGCAAGGTCAGGCAATGATTCCTCGGCCTACTGCACCCTCTGCAAGACCGGCTCAACCTTCGGTTACAGGTCTAGCGCCTTCAGTATCCGGCGCACTAGCAACAAGTACGCAAGTTGCTGGAGAAGATTGGAGATCAACGGTTGCTGATTCATTAAGCGCATCTAGTCGTGTGCCAATTTTGCAGACAATGCGAAACCTGTCAGACGAAGCCTTTACAGGTACAGCCGCAGAACGTCAAAGATACATTGCAGGTCTTGCCGGTTTGATTGGCATAGACGCGGGTGAACTTGCATCTACTGCAACAGATGAATTAAAGAAAAACACCAGCCTGTTAGCATTAGCTGGTGGCAATACAGATGCTGCAAGGGCATTGGCTGAAGCTGCCAATCCAAACATGAAAATGAATGCTCCAGCCATTAAAGGCGTTATCAATCAACTGATAGGCATGGAACGACTTAAAGTTAAGAAAGCTGAATTCTTAGCGCCATTCCAAAGCGATGTTAGGCAGTATGGTCAAAAACTCTTAGAGTTTACTAATGCTGCGGACTACAGAATGTTCCAAGAAATGACACCGGCAGAATTTGCCAAAGCCAAAAATTCAATGAGTCCAGCAGAACGCAAAGAGATGGACGCAAAAATAGCAAAAGCAAAATCTTTGGGACTTATCTAATATGGCAACCTTTGCTGAACTGTGGGCAGAAAGTGCGCCTGCGCCCGCTGCACCTGCTGCGAGACAATCTCGTTCCGATATGACGGTTTCGCCTGCAACGCAACGTGAACGCGATCAAGTTGCTTTGCGAATTCGCAGGGAAGAATTGCGAGATTATCCAAACAATGCAGATTTGCAAGCATCAATAAAAAGTTTGGAAGCAAAGCTAGGCGATTCCTCAACGTTTGCTAGTCAATGGCAAGCAGCAACGCCGGAGGCAGCGCCTGCTGCGCCTGTAGCAGCGCCAAGAACTGTTCGATCTATGGCAAGTCGTTTAGGCCAAATTCAACAAAACATTAACGAAGGCGTTACTGCAAATAGTGAAATTTTACGCACGCTAGTGCAAAACCCTGCGGCTGCGGTTGCGGGTGGTCTTGCAGGCATTGCAGGAACGATCCTTCCCGGCCCTGCGGGTCAGGGGGCTAATTGGGTTGAACGTGTCACCGGCGCATTAAGCTATGAACCAAAAAGCCAGCAAGCAAAAAATGTTACCGAGGCTTTGGCTGTTCCCGGCGAATTGGCAGAGAGATACATCACAGAACCAGCAGGATCGGCTGTGGCGCAAGTTTCTCCCGCTGCGGGCGCTATCGTTAAGGGGGCATTGTCTGCTGCGCCAATGGCTTTGCCGTTGCGTGGCGGTGCACGGCGACCAACTGTCGAGGTTTCACCAGCCCGCGTAGTTCCTCCCGGTGAGGGCGTGATTAACCTTGATGTGCCGACGCAACTGCGCCAGCAACTAGAAGCTAGGCAAGCACAACAAGCTGCACAGGCTCAAGCTGCACAGGCTCAAGCGCAACCTACTGCCGCGCCTGCTGCTGGTACTGCCGCACCTGCTGACATGGTAGGCATGGGAGCAGCAACGACTCGCGTCAGTCCTTATCCGGCTATGGCTGGTGAAGAATTGGCGCGTGGTGAGGCTTACCCTGTCATTAAGTTAAGCAAGATTGCAAATGATGTGCCGTTAGCAGAGCAAAATATCCGAGCGCAAGTTGCATCGGAAATTCTTGGTGAAAATCGCCCCATTCGTCCCGGTGTTGTAAACGGTAGCGAAAACACGCTGCGATCCGAATACACTGAAGCAAGGATGCCTGATCCTACTCCGCGAGGTAAAGTTCTTAGAGATCAAATTGCCGAAGAACAGAATGCGTTATCTAATTATGCTCGCAACATAGAAAATCAAACAGGCGCAGCACGCGGGTTGTCTGATTATGTGCGCGGTGAGCGTGTTAACAGCGCATTGGCAACGGATGAAGGTTTGACTGGACTGTTTAAACAAGAGAAAAAATCTATTTATGATGAAGCGCATCGAGTTGCTGGCGATAATCCAGTAGTTGCAAATGAGTTTTCGCAAACCTTAAACGATCCAAATTTCAATGCACTATTGAAAACAGCAGGTCTGAAAGACTTTACTGGCGGCGTTAAAGACTTGTTGCAAATTCATCAAACAACTGGCTTGCCAATAGGAAAAAATAAAGTAGCTGCGCCTAACAGCATCGCAGGTTTGGAACAGTTAAGAAAAAATTTAAATACGATTTGGAAACCGGAAAACAGTTATTACGTTGGACTTTTGAAAGATGCTATTGATGCTGATATAGCAAAAGTTGGCGGCGCAGGGTTGTACGAAAAGGCTCGAAATCTGCATGAGTTTGAAAAAACAATCATGGGATCAAAAGCAATGAAGTCATTATTTGGCGACATTGGGCCTAACGGTATACCTAAAGGCGCGGCTGCTGAAAAAATCTTGCAAAAGGTTAACGATTTAAGCATAGATGAATGGAAGCACGTTTACGATACATTGAACAATGTAGCAAGCGGCAAGATAAGATTTAAAGATAATGAGTTAGTCATTCCTGATGATCTTCGTCAAACAGCAGCAAGGGCGCGTGATGAGATTCAAGGAAGTCTAGTCAGGGAAATCTATCAAGCTGGCGCAGACAAAAAGGGAGAATGGAACTCAAACTCTGCTAACAAGGCAATGAACAAGTTAGACGAGAAAGTTCGTTATGCGTTGCCGCCTGACTTGCAAAGAAATTTACAAACGTTGAATCTTGGTGGTCAAATTATGCCGGGACTAATGTCGTATGAAGGCGCAGCATTGCAAACCAAACGAGTTAATGCTATTGAAAAATACGCATCAAAAGCTGGCGCAACTATTGGCGCGGGTGCGGGATCAATTTTTGGGCCAACAGGCGCTGCGGTTGGTGCATTAGGTGGCGAACGTTTAGGCGGCTTGGTATCAGGGAAAGCAACTGCTAGACGCGAAAGCAAAGAAGCGGCAAAACTGCGTCAAGAGATGGAAGCTAACATTCCCAAAAATCAACTTAAAGACATTGGCAAAAAGGACTAACTATGTCAGTCAACCTATCCCCTATCGGCAACGGGTTTCAGTTCCTTACTAACGCAGGAACTCCCCTATCCGGTGGCTTGATCTACACATATCAAGCAGGTTCTAGCACGCCTCTAGCGACGTATACCGACAACAGCGGCAACGTGGCTAACGCGAACCCTATCGTGCTTGGTAGCGATGGTCGCCCTGCAAATGAAATATGGCTCACCTATGGTTACAACTACAAGTTTGTCCTAAAGGATTCTGCGGGCGTATTGATTCAAACCTACGACAACCTTTACGGAATTCTAGGAACGATTCCAGCAACGTCGCCTAGCCTTCCTTCGGGCGTGATTGTGTTGTGGTCGGGTGCTACTGGCTCGATTCCGTCCGGTTACTACCTGTGCGATGGCGCTAACGGCACTCCTGACCTACGCAATCGGTTCTTAGTTGGCGCAGGCTCTACCTATGCGGTTGCAGCTACTGGCGGTTCGGCAGATGCTGTGGTGGTTAGTCACACTCACACGGCGACAGCAACGGATGCCGGTCATACGCACACTTACACTGCCAACAACGGCAACATTAACGCTGCTGGTTCGCCCGGTGTGCAATCGGGCAATGCGTCCACCTACACGACCGCAACTGGCTACGCAAACGTATCAGTAACCAACGCATCAACGGGTGTTAGTGCGACCAACGCTAACCTTCCTCCGTACTACGCCCTCGCGTACATTATGAAGTCGTAGCGATGGAAGATACAGATACCCGGTTGTCTGTGCATGAGGCGGTCTGCGCGGAGCGATGGAAAGAAACCATCCTCCGCATCAAGCGGATTGAATCTATCGGCCTTGCCTGTGCTGGCTCAATTATTCTTTTGTTGCTGCACCTAGTGACAAAAACAGGGGGCTAAATGAATGCTCGATCCCGTAACTATTGGAGCAGCATTTGCACTAGCTAAGACTAGCGTTGGCTTCGTCAAGGAAGCGATCAACCTTGGGCATGAGATCAAAGATTGTTACGACGATCTCAGCAAGTTTTTCAAGGCTCAAGGGCAGATTGAAAAAGCTGCTAAAGAGGTTGAGGTATTAAAGACTCAGCCGAAGTCGAACGATCCGAAGCAAGCAGCACAGCAAGAAAGCGTCCTGTCACAAGCATTTACGATTGTGATGCAGCGCAAGCAGATGCGCGAGTTTGAACGTGAACTGCGCGATATGTTTGCACTCAAGGGCGAGATGGATTTGTACGCTGAACTGTGTGCAGAGCGCGACAGAATCAGCGGTGAGCAAGACGCAGAGAACCGAGAGACAATCCGCAAGGCTAGGCTGGCTAAAGACCGAGCAGCAAGGAAAAAACAGGAACAGGAAGAACTTCTAATGACCGGAGGCATCTTCGTGTTTCTAGGCATCGGCGGCATCATCATCTTTGTCGCCATTTACTACAGGGGTTGATATGTTTCCACTAGGCGCGGTCTTAGACATAGGCAGCAAAATACTCGACAAAGTATTTCCTGATCCTGCACAGGCTGAAGCTGCCAAGCTAAAGCTGTTAGAGATGCAGCAGAACGGGGAACTGGCGCAACTAGCTGCTGCTACAGACATTGCAAAGCTGCAAATACAAACCAATCTTGAGGAAGCAAAATCGACAAACTGGTTTGTGGCTGGATGGCGACCGTTTGTTGGCTGGGTCTGTGCTGTGGCGCTAGGCTATGTTGCAGTCCTTGAGCCGATTATTCGGTTTGCTGCAAAGGTTTGGGGCGGCTATAACGGCGAATTTCCAGTCATTGACACTAACCTAACAATGCAAGTATTAATGGGCTTGCTAGGTCTTGGTGCGATGCGTTCGGTTGAAAAAGTAAAAGGCGGCGAGGCAAGTCGATGAGAGAAAAGACCATCTGTTTCGTGACGATCCTTGTCAGCATCACGCTGTCGCTGGTCATGCTTTCAATGGTGGGGGTATTCTTGTTTGGTCTGTTCATGCCTAACAGCATCATCAATAACGACGATGTGTTCAAGATTATCGGCCCATCGTTCCAAACCATTGTGGGCGGGTTTATAGGCATCCTAGCGGCAGTCAAGGTCACGGAGCATATTGAAAAATGACGCATCTAACAGAGCATTTCACCTTAGAAGAATTAACGCATTCAGAGGCGGCGGCTAGGAATGGTTGGGACAATACGCCCAACGGCGACGAGGTGGCTAACCTGACTCGATTGGCGCAACTGCTGGAGCAGGTCAAAAAAGCGGTAGGCGGTAAGCCGGTGATGATTAACAGCGGCTTCAGGTCAAAGCAGGTCAACGATGCGGTAGGCAGCAAGGACAGCAGTCAGCATAGGCTTGGCTGCGCGGCAGACTTGCGCGTACCCGGCATGACTCCCAAGCAGGTCGTAGAAGCGTGTATAGCGGCCTCTGTGCCGTTTGATCAAATCATCCTAGAGTTTGACGCATGGACGCACATCAGCGTCCCTAATGGCCCGACCTATGCCATCAGGGGTTCTAAGATGATCATTGACAAAACAGGGACTAGGATGCTGGCGTGACTTTTTTGCCGAATATCCACCGCAACTGTTGTTCGGTCGGTTCGCGCTGTTGAGTGTCAGGGCATGACCGGACTTTGCACCACATGACCTTATCGCCCTTTCGGAAAGCAACGTCACAAACCTTGCACCGTTCATAGTTTTCCATCATCGTCTTTCATCTGATAGATACAAAAAAGTTTCAGCGATGAGGCGGTCTTGACGATCTCATCCGCTAGATCACACGCCTTTGCCCAATCTTTTGCCAGCAGCGCATAGTGCGCGTTTTGGCGCAGTCGTGCAATTTCGATAATGCCTTCAGCGTAGTCCATCATAGTAATTTTCCTAGTAAAAGTCCGAGTAAGAATCCTGACAAAATGCCGGTCACCAAGCCTTGCTGAATGGCGCTTTTTCGGTGACGCTCGACAAGCTGCTCAAGCGCTTCGGGCTGTAGCGTCTTGATGTATTCGCGGTCAAACATGACGCACCACCCAAAGAATAGCGCCGATCAAGGCAATGCAAAGACCAGCAAACAGAACAAACGCACAAACATCCTCTGCAAACGTTGTTTGTTTTGTCTTTGGATTACAGACAAACATAAAGCCGCAAAAGCCGATTAATGCCATTATCAGTCCGCTAAAGAAGATCATGTTTTTTCCTATACAAATTACGGCACAGGGTTCGGTGGCACTCTTTGCACCAAGACGAGAGCGTTTTGAATTTCGTCAAACTGTATTCTGTTGGGGGTTTGATTGTCTGACATTTTGAGCATAGAGCCGGATGCTCCTTCAGCCTCCATCGTCGTTGCTTCCGCATTTTCTAGTTCCTTTATTTTTTTGTAGTTGATGCGCCACATCATGTGCTTGGTGCGAGTTTTGCCGTTGTATTGCAATCGCAAGCCCATTCGCAAAATTAAACCATCGCGCACCATGCTCGTCATATAGCGAGTGATATTCCCAGCATCATCGTTAAGGACTATGGCGATGTTGGTGGCAGTCAGTTCCATTTCCCTACGCAGAACTTCCTGCATCCCTTCAATGATTTGACGGGCGCGGGGCTTCATTTCAGATGCGAAGTGAACTTAGGAATGCAAGTAACCTCCACGACTGACGGGATCATGTGCCCGTTAACCTTGCGGTTTGTAGTGATGACCATCGCCCTAGTTCCTGATCCTTCGCATTCATTGATAGCTGCGATCACTTGCATCCGCGACATGGGAGACACTTCCTTATCGACTAGCAGCAGTGACGTACCATCTGCTGCACAGCCTGTAAGAAGCAAGACAAGACAAAGCATTTTCATTTAGCCACCTGTATGAGTGTGTCGCCGTTTTTGCTTTTCTCACGATTGAAGATCACGGTTATGTCTGTGTGACTTGATTTCGTGGGGGTGAAGTGACCATCGAGAATGTAGAGGTTACGTTCTCGCAGGTAAGCAATGCACTTTTTCCTTGCTTCGTTGTACCTGCTTGGATCTTCGGGTTTCCAGTTATCGACGGGTATCAGGTCAGGCTGTAGTGCGTCGTAGGTCATCATCCAGTTAATTGCGTCAGCTAGTCTCATCATCATCCTTTGGTAAAAATTGACGGCGTGCAGGATTGTTTATCCAATACTCATGGTTGAAACGAAAGTTTCTGCGTTGCTCATCGGTAAGATGTTTAGTGATATTGTTTGTTGAATTTTTCCGCGTTGTTTTGATCAGTTCTTTTTTGAAACGCGATCCTTCCATCCCAATCAGTTCGACAAAATGTTCAGCGCTTTCCATAAGAAACATGATTGCGTCGATGGCTTTGTCTTGTGATACGAAAACTTTGTGCCTAGATGAATCTTTACGTTTGACCGGCTTGAGGCAAGCATCAATGACTGCAAGCGAAACCACGTTTGCAAGAAGTTGAGTGCAAGCGACCGTTTGGGCTTCTTCGTCCATAGTGTGCCTTTGCTAGGGTACTTGCCGCAGCTTTCCCCCGTTAGATCAGAACGGAATGTCGTTATCCAAATCCGACATATCGCCAGCCTTTTTCTTTACCGGCTGATCTTTGTTTTTGTGCTGCATAGAACAACTCATAAACTTGCCTTTAGCGCCCTCCCTAATCCAAGCGGATACCCACACAGGCTCGCCGTTCATATCCATCCCATCGCCCCTGTAGTCGGGGTGGCTATCGGTTTCCTTCTTGGTGTTCTTGAACAGCGTAAAGCTGCCGGGTTTCGGTACGTAAGCCATTATTTTGTCCTTATGTTGTCAATCATTTCATTTACTTCAGTTAGGAACTGCTTTACTGCTTCTTCAATCGCGTCAATACGTTCTTGATCGCGGTCGAATCGGTGCACAAACAACTGTAAATCTTCGGGAAGTCTTGGATCGTAAGATACAAAGTCGCACCATTGCCGACCTGTGCAGGCCATCTGCCAAAGCATCTGATTTTCGTACTGGCGAGGCTGTTTTTTGTCCACCAACGTTTGCAGGTGCGTGGAAGTCTTGGGGCACTTAATTTCCACCAAGCCGTCAGTAGACACAAAACCATCGGGAGAAGCTGCGCCCTGCTCAATCGTTGGATGCGGAACTAGCCCGACTTCATCCACCGTCCAAGCGCAAAACATTTCGTACTCGGCTCTAGCAAACTTTTCTTGCTCTGTACCCCAGCGCATATAGTCATTTACAAAGCCGGACTCCTGCGGAACTCCGGTCAGAATCTCAGCCACGATCTGCGCTTTGTAGTCCCTGTAAGCTGCGGTAGTTTTAGCCGCCATCACGTCGCTGATCCGACTAGCCGTTACCTTGCCAGCGCGGGCAGCTAACCATTCCGGCGTGCCTTGCATTATTGACAAAAGTTTCATGCTTCCCCCATTGCCGACTTGCGGGCATTCTTAGCAACAACAATCTTTTCCATTGCGTCAGTGTCGCCGCATTCCTTGGCGGCTTTGTAGGCAAGCGTATAAGCCGTTTTCAGTTCGTCCTGTGTCTTGACTGCGGCGATGGCGGTCAAGTGCGTCTGAAGCGAATCTAGGCGCTTTGCGGGGGCATCCTTGCCTGTAGTGGCATCTAGCAGATCATGCTCGACCACCTCCATCGCTGTAACCCACAAGTAACGACGTTGATACGACTCAACAGCACCGATATTTTGCACTTCGTGGCATCCCTTGAGGTTGGCGCTACCCATAGGCGAAGTGATCTCAATTTGCGAGCCGTCCTCGGTGTCGATGATCGTCAGACGGGCAATGTCGGCGGTGAAGCTGACAACTCCGCACAGTCCGAGGTTGTGGAAAATTTCCATTACCGTCGGCAAGAAGTCGCCCAGCTCGAAATACTTATACCCGGCAAACTTGTTCTCGCCCGACTTGTTCAACTTCGTGGCTTGCAGGAACAGCCTTGCTTGCATTAGTTTTGTGTAAACGCTCATGACAGCACTCCCGTAACGATCAGTAAAAAAATTATGGTGAAGCCGATAGCTACTGCGCGGTCGCCGTTCATGATCCAGCCACCAATCGACGGCAAAAAATGTCGTAGTCGTATTCGCCACGGCTCATGCGTCGCGCCCACTCGTGATCTAGTTCTGACTCAGTCATCGTAAGTTCGCGTGGCTTGAAGTGAGCGCCCTCGGGCTTGCACGTTCCCCAAGCTGCACGCTCAAGGTTGCAGAACGTTGGCAGCACGTGCCCGCTGATGGGTGAGAACTGCGGCTTGCGGGTGCATTCGCTTGCTTCAACGTTGTCGGCGTTTTTCTTGTAGTGAGCGCAATTTTTGCAGAGGTTCATTTGTTGTCTCCTGTTGTTGTCAATTATTGTTACGCAAGCAGTTCGCAAGTAGCGATGCGTTTTTTTGCGCCGATCTGCTGAGTTGCAAAATACTTGCCGTTGAATTCTTGGCGTTTTGCGCCAGTGCGTGACTGTTGATAGTTGGGTGTTTCACCGTCAATGAGCAGCACTTCTTTAACCTGCGCCATTGCATCCGATACTCGTTCAGCAACAGCTACGATCTGCACGCTGCGCCATCCTGCGGGTGTTTTGACGCTAGATTGATATTTGATTTTCACAAGCTCTTGAGTAGTAGTCATTTGTTGTCTCCTATTGTTGTCAATTAGTGGGGGCTTGCGCCCCCGTTTGGTTTACTGAATGGTGTAACCAAGAGCCTCTATTTTTTCCGCAACGTCGGGAGCAACCGACTTGCGAACGTTGATGCTAGTGCAGGCAAAGCCATAACGCTCCGCAAACAACTGCAAGCCACGCTCGGACTGAGCGACGATAGTTACCTCGGTAGAGGCGAAGTCGAAAGGAACTACTTGGAAATCAAACATCGGGAAACCTCCGAAAAGTTGTTGTTGTCAATTCGTGCTACAGGACAGACTTTACTCACCTATCTGTTACTTGTCAACACTTGTTGCAAAGGAAAATTGTAAAGTATTCTTAACTAAATCCACGCCGCTTGACAACATAGGTTTACATAGGTTACGCTTGTTTGCAAGTTAACTTACAGGAGCATGGGAATGGACGTTAAGCAAGCAGAGCAGCATTTTGGTAGCCGTAGGAAGTTGGCCGAGGCTCTAGGCATCACATCGCAGGCAATTAGCCAGTGGGTCAAGCGCAAACAGATTCCCGAGGGCATAGCGTACAAGCTGGAGGTCATTACCGGCGGCGCTCTGAAGGTCAATCCTGCGGATTACGTGCCCATTGAGGAACTGGTCGCAGAGATTGTTCCGCAGCAGTAGTTGACACGCTGATTTAGACGTGTCATTCTATTTGTGTCCGAGAGAAAGATCGGGCCGCTCTGTGGTGGAGCGACAAGAGAAAAAGAACCCTTTGATCTGGGTTTCGGTTGTGTTTCGAGTTTCTCTTGCTCACCCACCACCGCGACCTGAAGCCCAGATCAGAGGGTTTTTCTTTTGGATCGTGCCCACCGCGTTAGCAATGAACCCCAATCGGGTTGCTGTGGAGAAAACGATACTGCCGCATGGTGCAATTCCTTAAAGCAGGGGCTGGCGTTGATCTCATGGCCTAGGGGATAGGTAACTATCTGATGAGAATCCCGCAAGGGGGTGACGCTCACTCGTTCAACTACTCTCTGCTGGGGGTAGGGGGGCGTTTGGGTGAACGGTAAGGAAATACTAGAGGAAGCTATGACTGATAAAGAAGTGATGATCGAATATCTATTGCTAAAAGTTCGACAACAGGACTGGCATGGTGTGAGTGACGCAGCAATGGACATTAGAGAGATGGAGGCTAAAAAATGTTCGACGAGTTCTACAGCAAATTCCCCAAAAAAGTAGCCCGCAAGGATGCAGTCAAAGCATGGGCGCGTCTTACTGCCGAGCAGCAACAGAAAGCATTGGCAGCGATTGATGACCATGTTCGGATGTGGGCAGCAGAGGGACGAGATAAACAGTTCATCCCCCACCCTGCAAGCTGGCTTAATGGCGAGCGATTTGACGATGAAATTTCGATGCCTGAACCGAAAGTGGTGAACTGGTGGACAAGCGATCAGTTAACAATGGAACACGGCAGGAAGATCGGAGTACCGGCAAGACCGGGCGAGGATATGTTCCAGTATCGACTCAGACTAAGGGCAGCATGAGCGATCCATTCCTGATTACTGAACCCACCGTTATTAGCTTTAGTGGCGGCAGGACTTCGGCCTATATGTTGTGGCGTGTCTTGCAAAGCAACGGCGGGTTGCCTGCTGATGCGATTGTGTGTTTTGCGAATACTGGCAAGGAAGATGAAGCGACATTGCGGTTTGTGCAAGATTGTTCAGAACAATGGAATGTGAAAATTCATTGGCTTGAATATGCTGATGCAATTGAAGTTAAAGATAGATGGAAAGTGGTTGATTATCATTTAGCAAGTCGTAATGGTGAGCCGTTTGAAGCAATGATTGAACGAAAGAAATATCTACCTAATACGTTTGCAAGGTTTTGTACCCAAGAACTAAAGATTTTGCCAATCAACAAATTTATGGCAAGTCTTGATTTGGATGAGTTTGTTACTTTTGTTGGAATTCGTGCTGATGAACCAAGACGAGTTGCAAAGATGAAAAACAACAAAGACGAAAAAGTAACGCCATTAGCAACGGCAAATGTCGGCGTAGATGAAGTGCTAAATTTTTGGGCAAAGCAAACATTCAACTTGCAAACAATAACGATCAATGGCAATTCTTTGTTAAGCAACTGCGATTTATGTTTTTTGAAAAAAACAGATCATTTGCTTGGATTGATAATTGATAAACCTGAAAGGGCCGTGTGGTGGGCAAAAATGGAACAACAAGTTGGCGCAAGATTCAACCAAGCGCATCCAAGTTATGCAGATATGTTGACGTACACATCAAAACAACAAGCATTGTTTGATCCTAATGAAGAAGCCATTGCCTGTTTCTGTGGCGAGTAGTTGGCGGGAAAGAGTTGCAACAGTAGTGCGCGTGCAAGGAATGACGCGAGAAGAACGGGCAGCAGCTATGCCTATGTCAGCCGAAATTGTGAGGGCTTTTTCTGCTGAGTTTCAAGTAGTAGAAGTGAGGGCAACAGAAAATAACCTTTTCTATGAATGGATAAAAAAATGATATTAGATCGTTACTTCCCGAACTTGCAGTTTCCCCGTGTGCGTAACACCGATCCCGATACCAGCCATGCAGCAGCGGATCAGGCAGCAGAACTCGCAACCAAGCACCATCTCATCATCATCGTCGCGTTAGAGACACCCGGCACGATCTACGATATTGCTGACCGTACTGATCTTGACCATAACGCTGTTGCTAGGCGCATGAGCGAGTTGGAACGTATGGACTTGGTTTATACCGATGGCAAGAAGAAAGGCGCGAGTGGTCGTATGTGTCGCGTATGGGTGCGGAAATGAAAACCATCGGCTACATCATCCTGATTGAAGCAAAGGCAACGCAGGACAAGACTTCGGAGGCCATGTCTTACGGTTATCCAAATGAGA